TGCATTTATGTTGTTCGTGATCTACGTCGGGTCGAAGCGCTAGCGCTGCCGCCACGATGCCTGCTGCTATTCCCATGGTAATTAACCCGCTCAATGTTGTATTTATTATTTTATATTTCATGGTTATTTAGCCTTATATACAAGATAATACTACATTATTATTACAGCGTTGTAAACCCCCTTTTTTCATTTTATCTGAAAAAATTTAAAAGATATTGTTCTCGGGTTGCCAACCTAAGCGATGTAGGTATTTGACATTTGCCTTTGTATGTACCCTTTCGCCGACCGGATTCTCTCTACGAATCTCACCTGTCCAATTAAATCGTTTCATTGCCATATCTAGTACGTTAAACGATTCACCTGTACCAATGTCCAGCACTCTTTCAATAATATTAGGGAAGTTTATCATGATTTTCCAAATGGCATTACAAAGGTCGTCTACATGGATCCAGTCACGGTGATGGTTAGCATTAATATAGGTTACCTCACCACGCTCAAGCTTTTTATATAACATATCATCACGGCCTGGCCACACCGTATGGAATCGCATACCTTTTGAATTAGGATAGTCGTGTGCCATTACTTCACACATTTTCTTAGTAGCAGCATATGGATTACCGTACCACTCATACGCATTAGAAGACGAGGCGTACAAATGTCGGTGACAATTCTCTGCACCAAACTCTAAAGCTAGGCGAGTACCGTTTACATTATTATCATAATAAAATTCCGGTTCCTCGAAAGATCTGCGGACACCCGGAATAGCTGCTAAATGAATTAGACAATCCCATTTTTCACTCCGGTCTTGAGGGTCTACATAGGTATAAGAGTCCCAATTATTCCTATCCCGGATATCACCTTGAAAGGGTGTTACTGTGTAGCCTTTACCCTCTAGGAAACGGGAAAGGTGCGATCCAACGCACCCTTCATGTCCTGTTAGTAATATCTTCATTCGCTTTGATCCCGATCAGGCATTTTGGTTGGACGATTTAGAAAGTCGTGCTGTGGATCTTGACCGTCTATACCACCTTTCATATATGCACCAAAGAAAGAAGCATAGTTGATAAGGTCAACAATTGAATCTTCTAATGATTCGAAGTTTGGATTATAGCCAGGATCTAATTCCATAGACTCCATAACAGACTGTAGGCGAAGCATCTTGCCAGTCATAATGTCTAGGATGGTAGCACATCCACGGGGATAGTACATAGCCTGACGAACACGAGAGTTTGGATTCTGGTAGTCGTTACCTTTTTGATTTTGTATTTCAGCAGCACGCTGTAGTATCTTCAATGACTCTTTCATATTAATCTCCGATAGCTAATGGAACATCACCATGATTGCCAGAGTGGCTTGGGCCAATCCAACCATCCGGCTTAATTAGATCCGGTAATCCAAATGGGTTTGGACGACCTGGCTTTACTCCTACATTTTTAGCCATATTAGCAGAATAGATCTCGTTCCAAGCCACGCCTGCATCCACACCGAATACGTCTAGTGTACCAATAGCAAAGACGCATAGATCGATTAGACCATCTACGATCTCTTCAGGGTCTTTACTGTCAATAGCAGCACGTGTTTCATTGAGTTCCTCTTCGACCATATCAAGTCGAAAGCGGAGGTATGTTTGCATCAGCTCTTTATTACTACGGTTCTTTTGGAACCAATCATGTACACCAAATTTGTGGTGCATATCTTCAATATCATTTACCCAATTTTCTGACATGGATTACCTTTCTTAATTTCATATAACACATTATAATACAATTATCTAATATTGTAAACACTAAAGTAATGTTCCTTGGTACTGAGGATCAATTTTCTTAATCCCCAGTGCCCAATTTTCAGCTGCATCCTCTACATATCGTATAGACTTACCTTTGAATTCTTCCATGTGAAACCACTTAGCGGAATCCTTTTTATAGTATTTAAGGTAAAAGTATTCCTCTTTTAGATCAATGTGAAGCTCACAGTATTCTGATTGATCGTCTTTATAAAATGTAGATAGATGCTTTCCCATGTCTACTCCTCCTGGATAAATTCTAGCGATTTAGGATAAATTTGAGCAATGGCTTTTCCTACCTCGGTAGCTAATTCCATATGCTCCTTTTGTGTACCATTAGCAGAGCGTAATTCGATATAATGAATCCAACTACGAATAGTCCCATTAACATATAACCGAGAGACTGTATTGCCTTCTGGTAATACTGCTCGTGCTTGCTCTTTGGCAATACCATTATCTATTGCCCAGTTGTATGCAGCTTTAGCACAAGCAATAACATCACCCTGCATCTCTGACCATCGTTCCTGTAGGTCATCGTTGTCATTCTCGATAGAGTTCTGACGATTCTTTGGATCTTGTAAGCGAGCGTCTCGAATTACAAAATTATCATTAAGATCGCGGATGTCAGCATACCGCTGAGAAAACTCTTGGAATGAGAATGATCTATGGCGGAGGAGCTGTCGGGCAATGTCTCGGGTTGTTTCGATTTCGATACAGGCTGATGCCATTTCGAAGGGCGACCAGTGCTTGTGCTTGATGAGATAGTCGAGTAGCTTTGGCGTTGTTTTGGTGTTAGCCTGGTTTGCTGGATTGGAGACACGCGCTGCGAATGCGATAAGGTCTTGGATGTTATCCAATCCCTTGTAAGCCGGTTCGCCTGCGTGGATACGACCGCCGGGTTGGCTATAGGATATAAGCTTTGCATGCATGTACCTATGATACCTCTTTTGCTTTTTTATTTCGGTTTTGAGGAGAAACACTTACCCTGATAAACGGCTTATTAGTTTCTTCCTTATTAGGATTGGGAACTGTATAGACCACAGTTTTACCTTTCTTTAATGCTCGTTGTTTATTTAGCATCTTTTCTAGAGCGGTTACCCCGTATCCAGACGTCTTCATTGATGATCTAGCCATTATAATTTAAACTCCTTAAATCGTTCATTCATTTCTGTTTTATCAAATGTAGGTGTATCGTCTACCAAATCCGTGGATCCTTCCGAATCGTATAGTTTCATCTTAGACCTATCAACACCAACCAAGAACCTTTTATTTACATTGGGATCATTATATCTATTCTTTAATTGCTTAACCATAATCTGATTATCTGCTGATAACTCTTCATTTGATATAAGAGCAAACATTAAGTCCGCCGTTGCGGGTAGTCCAAAAGACTCAGACGTGTCTTCAAGCCCAACATCCGAGTTAGAATAACCTGAACGCGTCGTCTGCGTTGCAGAGATAATCGGAACGTTGAACTCGACTGCAAGTCCTCGGATCTCTTCGGCAATAGCTTTAATATACGAGTAAGAATTAATAGATCCTCCCATTCCTTTCATACGTGCTGATGCACAGATATTTAAGTAGTCAATAAAAATAATATTAGGTACAAAGTTTTTCTTAAGCTTCAGCTCGTTTAATAAGGCCCTGAAGTGGTTTGTATGGGCCTGACCTGTAGGATATTCCTTTACGATTAATTTACCATTTGTCTTAGCAGCAATTTGCGAAACTTTACTAACCAACATATCTTTAGATAAGGTTTCCAGTTGATCAATTGGTACATCCAAAAGGTTTGCATCGATACGTTCGGCTATGCGCTCTTCACTCATTTCCATTGTAATATACAAGACGTTCTTACCCGCGCTTAATGCTGCAGCACCAACGTGACACATGAAAAGAGATTTACCCACGCCCGTACCCGCGAGAGCAATATTAAGCGTTTTATTGGGTAGTCCACCTTTTGTAATCTTATTAAAGAAGTCTAGGTCAAATGGAATCCTTTCCTCTTGCTCATGATAGAAGTCATATCGTTCAGCTACATTCTCAATATAGTCGTGGCCAATGTTTGTATCAAAGGAAACTGCCAAAGCCTTAGTAAGAATGTCTGGTAAAGAGTTCTTAGTTAACGTATTATGTTTGCCATCGATGATACTTATACTCTCCATAATAGCATTGTATACGGCACGATCCTGACACCACTTTTCAGCAGTATCGAATAACCATTTATCATCGATAGCTTCATGTGAAAATATATTAGGAATAATCTCTACGGCATGCTGATACTGCTCATCATTAAATTTATCTGATTGGTCTACTTCGATCTTAAAGGATTCTTGTGTAGGAAGCTGATTATACTTAGCAACATACTTTGCAACCTCTTTAAACAATTGACGATATACACCCTCAAAGTATTCCGGTTTTATAAACGGTAAAACCTTACGCATAAACTTCTCATTGGTAAGAACATTGCGCAAGACTGTTTGTTCTATATTAGCGTTCATCGTTTTCCTTTATCGAATTTTCTATAATAGCTAATAGTATCTTACCTGCGGTAGATTGTAAATCCACATTATCATCAGAATCTCCAACAGGTGAATAATTTACAGAAAAGTCAAAGTTCAGGTGCTCGCCGTCTTCAGACACTTTTATTGCACCAAAATTTATAACAGTTTCGATAAACTCCCCGGTTAAAATTCGAATGTTCCAATGATCCTCTTTATCAGGGCCGGAGACTAATTCATAGTCCACATTCTCTTTCATCATTTACGCCTCTTCAACAATACTATCCATATCAATTGGGGCTTGATATCCAATGCTGTATTGTTTTTTCAAGAAATCTTTAAAATTTGTTTCAGTAAAGATTGGATCCCAGAAGAGTTTATCGTTAGTGACATCGTACCGTACTTTAGGTCCAACCTCTCCAGTCTCCTGATCAACCGAAGCATACCACCCATTGGAAGGCTTAGTAACATAACCCCCAGCAAGAGCACAATCGAGCAGGCCAGAGTACTTACGGACACCACCATCCCAAGAAACAGTAATGGGGATTTTAGACTTTTCTTTAACATAACGACTTTTCTCCACGTTAATTACGAAATGATAACCTTGGATCTCAGTACCCTTTTTGTCCTGTTGACGTCCAATGATCCAAATATTGTCAGCGGAATAATAAATGCCTGTACCACCGGAAACAATAGCTTTCGGAAATAAACCCATCTCTTGATAAGTATGGTTAATAGCCAAGAGTGGGATATCTT